ATGCGCTGCGCACTGCCCAAGGGGGCGTCTTTGCGCGCGGTGCCCAGGACGGTCCTGCGGCCGACACTGGACTTCCACTCCTTGCCTTCCTTGGTGGTCAGTTTGATATTGTCGGGCTTCTTGACATAAGCGCCATCAAAAGCCTCCTGGCCGTCAAGGACCAGGCAGTGAGCTGCCGTACCCATCTGCATGGCAGGGGTAGGGATCAGCTTGTTTTTCAGAGCCGCCTGATAGTGCGCGGGACTGTCCAGAATCTTTTTCAAGCTTGACTGATTGATGCCGGGCTCTTTCCGGTACGCAAAGTCAGATTGATTGTAGGCGATTTCAGCAGTCACGGGTAGCAAAGCATATACACCATTCTATCAGAATGGCAATTCCTCCTGCTCCGTGCCAATCTCGTAGATCCTGACGTGCCAGGTGCTGTGCTCTTTCTTGCATTTCGTCCAGCGGACGGATAGCTCGGAAATAATGCTGATCCGGTCGTCCACCCAGAGGACCTTGTTAACCGTGTCGAAGAACGCTCCGACCACATTGTCGATATCAGCCCTACCTTCGCCCCAAAGCTCCATCTCGACGCGCAGAGGACCTTCTAGTGGTGGGCCGCCATACTGTTCTTTGACTTTTGCCAGCAGCTCCTTCTGGTTCTTCTTGTAAGCTGCGGGCATAAAAGTGCCCCGGGAGGTAACCCGAGGCCTTGCTTTACTAAACAGAGGGTGGAAGATCTCTAGTGTAATCATCGATGACCTCGGCAATCATGGCTAAGATACCAAGGCCGCCGAGAGAGACCCCCAGGAACTGAGCGAGGGCCGTCAGACCGACAAGGCTTATACACATTTGCCGTTCTTCAGTACACAGCTGGTGCCGTCCTTACGGAAGCCGATGATCATGCCGCGGCGCTCAACCGTAGACACAATCTCGTCGTCCTCGAACTGGTCCAGATCTTTCTTGGCGAGACGGTCGGCAATCTCGTCAGGAGTGATCTCGACAGGTCCCAGAGAAGGGTCCCAGCCGGTAACGTAATCAGGTGTCTCCATCCAGAAGTCATTGACACTAAAGATAGTATCAGTGCCTGCAGCACCCGCAGGGCCAGCCTTGGGCTCCAGGAACACGTTGCTTTCAGTAAACCTCAGGTCATAGGTGTCATCATCCCAGGCTTGAGGCCAAGCTTCCTTCTCGTCCACCGTCTGGCCATAGTAATCCAGCACATCTTCGTAGCTGGTCTCAAATGGCACGTACTGGCTGGGCTTATCTAGAGCGGCGATCTCGCGCTCGATGTACCAGATAGCCTTGCGAAGCCCTTCACGGGGGTCCTCGCCGGGCTTGCGACCATTGCGACTCAAGTACTTCAGGGCGTTGCCCAGTCGGTAGTTGAGCCCCCAGTCCTCGATAACAGCAATCGGCTCGTATTGCCGGTCGCCTTTGTAGTGGTCAGGATTGATCATGTCAGTCATGGGGTCCTCCTAGAGAATTTCGAGATTGCGGGCATCATGACATACGACTGTCTTGCTGCCTCGATTCAGCCGGACAGTTGCCCGACTGCTTTCCCACTGTACCACAGTGCCCTTCTCCCAGCCAGCACCCATGAAAACCTTAACATTTGTCCCCTTGCGGAGAGCTGTCTCGAATTTAACGGGGCCAGACATGCGTTCAGAGCGCTTGACGGCAGATGGTGCGGGCTTGTAGGTCCCGTCTTTAAGTAAACGTGCCATCAGCTGTTCTCCAGGTAGTAGCGACAAGCCTCCATGAGCGTCTTGGACAAAGATGTGCCAGACGCTTCAGCTCGTGCCTTCATCGCCTTGTAGACCTCGACATCACCATCGCGAAGGCAGGTGGCTGACAGGTAGAGGGGTCTACGGGCAGGGAATACGTTTCTAGTCATCGTCCCATCCTGTGTTGTTCGTTTAAAATGATCGCCGTTGAAGGGTGATCGTTCCACACCTTGACAGCCTGCTCCCAGTTGAGGCCCTTCTCGATGGTCTGCATGGCCTTGCGGTCATAGACCTTGAATGAGCCGCCACGATGGTCGTCAATGCCATTGGTGTTGATGTCGTTCTCAAGCTGCCGCTGACGGCGCTGAGCACGTTTCTTCTGAGCCCTACGAGGCATGTTCTCTCTCCATAATGTAATGAGCAGGCAAACTGCCGTTAGTGCCAGCCACGACCTTGATCACCTCAGGAAGGTGGCGGTCAGAGCTGTTGAGAACCCAAAGATCTGCCTCCATGCTGTAGCGCAGGATTCCCTGGGCAGTCCAGTCGCCCAGAACCTCCCCTACAAGCCACTCCAGGCGCGTTCTGTTGTCGGTTGGGTCCAAGTCATCAGACCAGCCCGCATAAAGCTCTGAGTGGCCACAGATAGGCGTTACAGCACCAATGACCTCGTGGGACTTGACTGCTCCACGGTAAAGCAGGATTGCCCAGACGAATGGCCGGATGTCAGCGGTGGTTAGTTCTGGTGTCTCGTCGTACAACAGGCCAAGAGTGCCAGGGGCTACCTCCGCTTCTTCGATTCTGAATCCGAACTGGTTCATGACTGCGCCTCCCGGAGACGGCGGGCCAGCTCGTCGATAAGCTCTTGGTCGGTAAAGATATCTAAAGGTGCCTGTCGATCAGTAGTCTCAATCCTCAGCAGCGTTCCTTCGCCGAAGACAGCCTTGACTGCACGGTGGATCAACTCGTGACGAGACTGGAGCATCCCCAGCCAGCTCGCTTCAACGAGGATGTGGTAAGTTTCCAGACTGCCAAAGTAGAAAGCTTGAAACACCTGGTTCTCAAGCAACATCCTTGTGCTGGGCGGTTCAACGGCTTGAAGAACCTCGAACCACCTGTTTCCCGTGTTAATTGGTTTGATTGGCATAAAACCTCCTTGAGGACTGATCACATCCTAACACCAAAAAAGCCCAGGCGCAATGCCCAGGCTTCTAAGGTCGTTCGGAAAGGGGTTACCCCCAGTATATCAGAACGGAGATTCCCCGCCACCACCGCCACCGTCTCGGCGGTCTTCCATGAAGGTCACGGAAGCGTTCTTGACGTCAAGATAGATCTTGTCGTTGTACTCGCGTTGGACGAGTTGGCCACGGACGCATACGCGGTCGCCACGTTGGAGGCGGTCAGCCACGATGTCGGCCTGCTTGCCACTCACTTCAACGGAGTAGAACTGGCCTTTCTTTTCCTCGTCCTTTGAGTAGAAATACTCTTGGTCGACCATGCTGAATTTGGCAATCTTGCCGCCGTTGCCGAACTCACGAACGGTAACAGCTTCAGTGCCTTGCTTGCATGTGACCTTGCCTGCGGTAGTAATTGCAGCCATTTTCAGTTCCTCGGGGAGGTTGTGTTGTTACTCTTCATTCTAACAGCACGAGCCTTGGCTTTGGCCTCTTGCTCCGCTGCCACCACTGCCTTCATCTCTCGTACAGCCTCGCTGTACAGGTTCTGGCAGTGCTTCTGACTCATGCCCAGCTTGGTGGCCACGATGTACATGTTACCGCGCTTAGCGTAGGCAGCGACGATGTCCTGAGTCTTAGGGCGAATGCCGCACTTGGCCATCAGGTCACGCAGCTCCAGGGCTGCACGGTCCTCAGGCAGGGACTTGGTGTCAATAATGCGGTTCTCGTTACTCAGGAGGTCGGAGACCATGCCATCCTCTTCATCGCCAAGGCGAACGTCAATAGAACTGATAGAAAGAGAGCGAGAGGCAGAGTTGAGAACAGAATCACCGATGCGGCCGTTCTTGCTCTTACTGGGCTGACCATGGCGACGGCGATACAGTAGCTCGCAAATGGTGTTCTCTGGGATGTAAACAGCGCGATCGACGCTGTTATGCCAGCGGGTGAAGGCTTGGCGGATCCAGCTGTTGGCGTAGGTAGAAAAGGTATAACCCTTCGAGGGATCGAACTTCTCGGCTGCGCGGCGCAAGCCGATATAGCCTTGCTGTAGCAGGTCAGAAGCCACCACATCGTTCATGGTGTAGCCAACGCGCTTGTTGAGGTACTGGCGGACGATACTGGGGATCAGGCGCAG